TAAGCTCAACAATGAAAACGGAACTGAGGTTGGGGAAAATATGGCATCAACAAACAAAGCTTGGTCACACGTGGTTGGCAAGACTGGTTCAGGAAAATCAACGCGTGTTCCTTTGGGTTATTATAATGCCATACAACACCTCGCAGGAAGGAGACGGTCAATTCTGATTTGTGAGCCTACTCAAGCTACAACGCAAAATGTAGCTGCAGCTTTGTCGTACTTCCATGGGAAAGCTGTTTATTACAAACATGAGGGTAAGGAACAACTTGGAGACATGTCCATCCAAGTTATGACATATGGGTCAGCTTTCTTTCGGAGTGTGCATAACCCAACGTTTCTCGATGGTTTCGATGCAGTGTTTTTAGATGAATCACACCTCATAACTCCGCACAGTCTAGCACTGGAATCACTCTTAAACAAACACACAAGAGTTAGGAAATTCTATTTGTCAGCGACGCCAAGAAACGGAATTTCGTGCGATGGGGTTCAGAGGAGATTTGAGATTTTTGAGCACGACGTTGAGAAATGTGATGTGGACACCTTCATAACACAGCTACGCAAGGGAACGAATGTGGATCCTACAGTCTACGGAAAGAAAACTCTTGTGTTTCTTGCCGGGAAGAGTGAAAGCGACAGGGCAGCACATAAAGTCAACAGCACGAGCCTTGGGATCAAGGCGTTTTCCTTACACAAGGACAACTTTAAAAACAACTATCCCAAGATCATCAAATCACTTGATGAGGAAAGTGACGTGCTGATCTTCTCAACAAACATATTGGAAACTGGGGTGACGCTCAATGTTGATGTTGTTGTTGATTTTGGATGGACAAATAGCCCATCGTTGTCGTTAACAAATAAGACTTTTCTCTTAAATAGGAGGAGAGTTACAAAAGCTGAGAGACAACAAAGGGTTGGTAGAGCGGGGCGATTGAGGGATGGCCACGCCATTGTGATTGGAGAAACAAGGGACTCATCGGAACTCGTTCCAGCAGACGTTGTTTATGAAGCAGCTTTATTGTCTTTTGTTTACAACCTCGATGTTTACATCAATAGCCACTTTGATCACGTTTGGGTTGGGAATATAACAAAACAGCAAGCTTTAACAATGTTAAAATTCTCGGTTCCCTCATTCGCAATGAAGGATGTCGTTTTTGCTGATGGCAGTGTGCGACCTGAATTGCTTGGCGTTTTGAAACCACACACAAAACGTAGTACGCAAATCAAAACTCTTTGTGCAAGCACAACCAATCATGTTTATGATTCATGGCCCGCAATAGGACCGTATTGTTCCATGTTTGGCGTTGATGTGAACAGTAGTGAACACAAGGACATAGCACAACGGAAAGTGCCATTTATCTTTCATGACATGAACGCACTTGACCTAGAAGCATACACGTCCGTCATGTACCATTATAAGCCAAGCATTTTGACGCGGTGGAACAGACCAGCAAAGGAGACAGCAAACGTCATACTGCATGTGAGCAAGGAGAATATTTACGAAGCAATTGGCGTGACCAGAGCTCTCATAGCCAGCGCAAAGCGGGAGATCCGTTCAAAAATTTCCGCACAGAATTTGCACAAAGAGTCGCCCCTCGCTTGCTTATTCACAAAGAAAGCTGTTTTGGACCTTGAATCAAAAATTGGGGAACAAATACGTATAGGTGAGAGGAACGTGGAGAAGCTGACAACATTCCTCTGTGATTTAGAGCTGTTTCAAAACCTGCAGGAGGTCAAAGACGAAGAGCTCGAAATATCCTCATCATCTATGGAACGCATTGGCAAAGTTTTGGAACTACAAGCTCATACAACGTGCAACGAAGAGCACATCAAGACAGCTTTGCAGCTTGAAGACATGCCAGTAACTTCATTCAGAGACGCAATTATTGTTGGCAGAAAGAAGGCAATTTTTGCATTGTCGCTAATGTGCATTGCAGCATTTGGTGGGCTAGCATGGTACTACTTATGGGATGATGAAGAAGGTCTGGACAACGACTGGAATAGAAAGAACAAGAAGGCTGTTTTGAAAGACATCCTGGAGATGAAGGGCAAATCTTTTAATAGAGATAAGAGAAGCGCCGCAGCTTATGAACACATCCTTAGTCATGAGTATAATCAGGAGCATGATCATGACCTCAATGTTTTCAGAAGCAGAAAAGGGAGGAAAGAGAAAGCAACAAAAACAGCTTTTGAGAACCTCATGGAAAAGAAGGCACCATTCGTCACAATGTATGATGTCACCTCTGATGAGAATGTTGTATCAGCTGTGTTCATGGATGCTAACAAGCAAGCTTTTTACGAAACGGCCAACCCCTTAGCCAATATGGCAAACGTGAAGAAACATTTTGAAGCCCTCAAGAGCAAAGAAAGCACAAGCAATTGGGCAGATATTGCTGATGATGACATTTTCTGTAATGTTACTATGCGTGATGGCATGACCATTAGAGTTCGGTTAACACCACATCACTCCTCGGACATAACTTCAACAAGTGGAAGACAAGGTTACGCAGAGAAAGAAGGGCAGTATCGGCAAACAGGACAAGCAGAGGTTATTAAGCAACCAGATGAAATGCTCGAAGTTGACACGCGCATGCCAGTTAACAATGTAAACCTTGATGCTGGTGAGATGGTTGGAACAGTTGTGTTGGCAGAGGGTAGAACGAACTGCATCCTCTATAAAGATTGGGTGATCGTGCCAGCTCACGTCATGATGTGCAAGCTCCCAATCAACTTGTCGTTCAAGCACTACACGTGCACGTTAACTGAGGTGCCAGAGGCTTATGCTTTTCCTGGTTTTGATTTGTTGTTGATCAGGAGGCCACGCTCATTGGCTCCAGTGCGTTGCTATGCAACTATCGATCATGCACGCGATGGGATGACGGTTCAAATGTTGTCAAGGAAGGGGCAGAACAGCAAAATCATCCCCACAGTGACAGCAGAGGCCTACCGCACCAAGGAATTCAGGTGGGAGCACCAAATTCCAACAGAGGTGGGGATGTGTGGTTGCCCAGTTTTTGATGTTGCAACAGGGAAGATAGTTGGTATTCATATCTCAGGAAACATCAAGAAGATGTGTAACACCTTCGAAGCCTTCCCAGGTGATGCTATCAAGCTTCTAAACTCAAATGACAAGAAGACCAGCAATCTATACATCAAGGATCAGCTCAAGGACTGGAAATTCATTGCGGAAGTTCATGGCCATGATTCCTCTAAGCTTGTTAATCTGCAAGGAGATTTTGTAGAGTTCAAGGAGTTCTCACGTGACACAAGTAAATATACAGTCGAAAACTTCATAAAGTCAGCACAAGCAGGGGGTTTCTTTGTTCCAAGGGAGGTTTCACAGCCACAAAAACTCCCACCAACAATCTCAGCTGTGCATATGGAGAACATAGCATATGCAAATGGTTTGCTGAACACACGGCACACATTTGTTGGCGAAAGCGAATACTGGAAACAATTCAAAGCATGCACTCCAGAGGTTGATGAAATTGTTTCCAAATATGAGGACCAGTATCTGCCAAGTGAGTTGAGTAGGGAAGCATACTGGAAAGATTTGCTCAAGTATAATAGGCATTTTCATAATATCAAGCCAGATGTCGACGCTCTCAAGGCAGCAACAAGGCAAGTTATAAAAGTTTTGAAGGATAGCGGGATGAAACCAACAAGAATCATGACAGCTGATGAAGTTTTAGCTGATGTTCAGTGGTCTACAGCAGCTGGTCCTCTTTATGGCATGAAAAAGAAAGAGCTCTATGAACGAGCTGGGATGACCATGAGCGATCTCACAGCACTCGCGCTGCATTGCAAATCTGAGCTTAAAAAGGGCCAAAACGCTGGCGTTTGGAATGGATCTCTCAAAGCAGAGTTGCGCCCAATTGAGAAGGTTGTTGAGCACAAAACGAGAGTTTTCACTGCTGCCCCTTTAACAACACTCATCGGAGCAAAGTTTTATGTTGATGATTTCAACAAGCAATTTTATGAAACGCACCTCAAAGCACCGCATACTGTAGGCATAAACAAGTTTCAAAATGGGTGGGCAAGAGTGCATAAGAAGCTTAACAAAAATGGATGGTTGCATGGTAGTGGTGACGGCTCGCGCTTCGATTCATCCATTGATCCCTTTTTATTTGATCTGATTTACACTATACGCTGTCACATGATGGTGGATAGTGACAAAAGGGAAGCCAGCATCGCCATGTCACACATGTTCCGGGAATTTGTTTTCACACCCATACACACAATTGGGGGCAACATTCTGGTGAAGAAAGTCGGAAATAACAGCGGACAACCTAGCACGGTTGTTGATAACACTCTTGTGCTGATGATATCTTTTTACTATGCATACGCTGTTAAAACAGGGGATTTGTCATTCAATCACATTGACGAGCGTTTCATCTTCGTCTGCAATGGTGATGATAACAAATTTTCAATTTCACCTGATTTTGCCAAGCAGTTTGGTGGGTCATTCAGCCAGGAAATTGCTCAATTAGGGTTAAAATACGAGTTTGACGAACTCACACCGGACATCACGTTAAACCCTTATATGAGCCTTACCATGGTCGAGGTTGGTTCAAAAATAGGTTTCCAGCTACACCCTTCCCGCATAGTTGCAATAGTTCAATGGATTAAAAAGGGAGGTGTTGTGCATGCAGCACAGGCAGCATTTGCAGCTATGATTGAGTCATTCAATGACCCCGAGCTATTCACAGTAATGCATCGGTATCTAGTTTGGCTTTTGGTGACGTATCGCGAAGTGCTAATCTATGCGATGGAAAATGATCTTGGTTCAATCTGTTATATGGACCCATGCCAGGTGTTTGCTTTGCACTACAACAGTAGTGAAGCAATTACCAACAACCATTATGAGTCGTCCAGTGATAGTGAGAGCGATGATGAGGATGGCCCAAGTATTGAACTTCAGATGGATAAGGAAACTTTGGAAAGACAGGAGCGAGAAAAGAAAGAGCAGCAAGAGAAGCTCAAAAATGAAGATAAGGACCTGTACGATGTCAAAAAGGACGACATTCCTGAAGGTAGTGGCACGAAGGATGATGAGGACGTTAAAGATCTAGGGAACCCCAACAACGATGGTGTTGGTCCGGAGGGCGACGATGTGAGAAATGGAGATGACGTCATGTGGACCATGCCAAAACTCAGTTCAAACATAGGTACAACGGTCATTCCAAAAATGGCAAGAAGCTATGGAAGAGGGGGGTGCTTAAAAACTTACCTAAGGAACAATTCGATGTATCGTCTGGCAAAGCAACACAGGCTGAGCTAGCTGCTTGGGTGTCAGCTGTCAAAGAATCTTTGGGAATTAAAGATGATAATCCTTGGACGATAGTGCTCACAGCATGGTGTATATGGTGCGCTAACAACGGGACGTCATCTGAAATCGACACAACCCAACACTTGGAAGTTTTTCACATGGGTAAGGTGCAAACAATACCTGTTGACATTTTTGTCGCGCCAGCTGTTGAAAATGGGGGACTAAGGAAAATCATGCGTCATTTCTCTGGAATCACAGTCGAAATACTACGGACATATAACAAGATGACGGCGTGGGGTTTTAAACGTGGTTTTACTGATAGTGCAATGAAACCTTATGCTTTTGATTACTTCGTCACCACAGCATCCACACCTAAAATTATTAGGGAGCAACTAGCTCAGGCAAAAGCTGCAGCTATTGGTTCAGGAACATCTAGAAAGATGGTTCTTGATGGGAATGTCAATTCAAAACATGCAAGCTACGAAAGGCACATGGACACAGACTCGGACGAATTTGAACATGGAGGTTCAAGGGATGATCGTCCACACTTAGTTTAATTTAGCAATTTGAAATAAGTTTTTAAATTACTGAATGCTATTTAATAATCGTGTTATTGTATTAGTTGTTTTAAGAGTCAAATGGGGGTTTTGGGTGCGTTCCTCCAACGCTCTGTCGCACCAAGCAACATATGTTCTACGTTCATAGTAACTTTCTTCTCATTTTCTAAACCTGATCTGGATGGTCGG